CCACATAATGCGACCATTTGAAGGGTTACTAGTATTATAGAAGTCTTTACCCTTTTTGTCAACTTCATGACGAGAAAAGAAAGAATACATTCTTTTTACTGTATCTAATGAAAGTCCACGACCAGCAACAATATCAGTAGCACGTCCCCAACCAACTGGAGTTCCTGCACCTTTTGCCTTTCCTTCTTCTTTCCAGCGCAAAGCACGACGAGCAGCGGCTTTCATTCCTGAAGTAGGTGTATAGGTTTCTGCCTTATGAATATCTGAAGGATTTACAATTTTACTATTTGGCATCTTTCTTATACTCCCCATATTTTCCTAGTATTGCTTTTATTGTTCCATCTTTACGAAGACGAACAATCATTCCGTCTTTTATTTGGACAGAGTTAAAACTATCATGTCTTTTATATTTTCCAGATGACATTATTTTACAAATGGATTCAGATCAAATATTGATCCAGACCATTGACCCGTACCCTTTGTTGCCTTATTGCGCCAATCTTCTGGAAGCATATCCATTGCATTGAGTGCACGAGCACGACGAATAATGTGTGCACGAGCAGCAGCATAATCTTTTGCACGACCTACTGACTGAATTGCATTTTGTAGGTCTGCACGATTTGCAATTGGGAAAGAACCATCTGGCATAGCAGTTCCTGCTCCAGCCATTCTTTCACGAGCAGAAGTTGAATAATCACGCTTACCCATATCTTCATCATACATTTTATATGTTCCTCCACGACGCTTATATTCTTGAACTACCCAACCATTAGCGACAGCGGATGGATATACATCAAACTTATCTTTTGCTTCTTGTACAATTCTTGCATAAAGTCTTGGATTTGATGGAGTAGACCCACCTCTACGTGGCTTAATCATATCTCCATAATTTGGTTTAGCAGCCATTTCCATTTCCCCTTCATCTTCACTATCCATTTCTGCATCTTGATATGGTGCATTGGCCATTCTTGCCTTATTCATATCTTCTTTGCATACTGGACAATTTTCACATGTTACATCTAATTCTTTACAGGTTGGACAGCCGCATCCAGCATATCTTTTATCCATTCCAACATTAGATTCAAGAGATGGCATTGCCATTACTTCTGATGATTTATGTCCAACAAAATATTCTGTTTCTTCTAGTCCGCCATCTTCCATTTCAAAAAGCTGAATTAAAACTGCTGGATCTTCTGAAGATGCAACAATAGAATATTCAGATCCAGGAAATCCTAGCATACCGTCTGTCATTACGTGAACTACACGACCAACATGTACTTCGCCCTCTTCATAAGGAGCCATGACCATGTCACCTTCTTTGACCATAGCCTTTCCTATTTTGCCTTCAGAGCGGTTTATAGCATAGATTTGAGCAGCAGCCTGCGATCTAGTTTGATGGCATCCCATTACTTCATTTGTGCCGTCTTTTAGGGCTGGATAGCCTGAACACCCATAAGATCCTTTGGCACCTACATGATATGGCATAGTGCTATTATATCAGAGTTCTTGGATCTTCAGTAGCCTTTTTATTTCTTCTATACCCCATCTATCTTCTTTAGATAGCCTTGATAATTCAGATTCATCTAATGCTTTTGGTGTAAGGCGAACAATTGGATTGTTGTCTACAAGATTTATGTCTAAAAATCCCTTTTCCCATAATCTCATTAACTCTCCATTAACATGGTTTACATGTTCATTATATAAAATTGGAGATATTTCTTTTAGTTTTGGAGTAAATTGATATAAAAACTCCCCAGTTTCTGAATCTATTCCAGCAACTTGTAGTCCTCCAGAAAGTATTAAACTATCTATTAACTCTTGATTCATATCATCCATTAATAAAATCCTCTAGTTGTTCTTTTGTTTGACCACCAATAATTCTATTTTTTTCTATACCGTTGTCAAATAAAATAAAAGTTGGGACAGATCTAATTCCAAAGCTTTTAACTAGGTCAGAGTTATCGTCTACATCTATAATTTGGAATCCAGCAGTGGTTTGTTCACGATTTAATTCTTCAACAATTGGTCGTGTTTTTTTGCATGGCTGGCACCAATCAGCAGTAAAATAATAAACTGTTTTCATTAGTATGACTTTCCTTGAGATCTATTTTCAACAAGGCGATCTCTTTCATCAATTACCTCAAGCATAAAAGACATCATTTTTGTATAGGCATCTGGATTGTTCATAATTTTCTCATAATGATGGCCACAAAACATAAGGTCTCCAGTAGATCCCTTGACCATCACAAAAGCTTGTGCTCCACATTTATCGCAACGATCTGCTACTTTAAGGACTGGTTCTTTATTTTCTACACTTGGATGTTCTTGAACTACATTAGTCATAATTTTATTATACATCTACTTTCTATTATCAGTTGAATAAAATCCAGATCCATTAAATACTATTCCTGGAGATGACCATAATCTTGTCATAATTTCTCCGCAGCAAGAAGGTTCTCTATCTTCTCCAAAACCTCTTTGAAAGTCAATAGCAATATGACATACTTTACATTGATATTCATATGTTGGCATGTATTAAGTATATCCTATGCTGTTCTCATTGTCAATCTGGCATAGGTTCTAATTCTATGGCAGTTTGCACAAACTACTTCACATTTTTGAATTTCTTTTAGAATTGCTTTCCAAGAAAATCCGTCATGAATCATTCTTGAAACATTGTACTTTTTATCTCTAATATGATCAAAATCTAATACTATATGGTTTTTTTCTCCGCAGTCTACACATCCACTCGCTTGCTTTATTTCAGCGAGTCTTTTTTTATACTGCTGCTTTGTTTTATACGCTAATTCTTTTTCAGTCATAGCGATTATTATTATAGCAAAGATTTGATAGGTCCCGCATGGGAATTCAAGCACGATGGCCGAATATATAGGAAAAGGTAACTAATCCATCCCAAGGCCCATGCGGGACTTCTATTATACTAGTTAATTGATATTACCTTTGGCTTTTTCTCTTCTGGAATAATTCGCTCAATACTAATATTAAGCATTCCATCTTTCATTTCAGCGCCAGTAATTTCCATATATTCACCAAGAGCAAACGTTCTTGTGAACTTACGAGCAGCAATACCCTTATGTAGAACTTCAGACTTATCTTCTTCTGATTCTGTAGAGTTATCGCCCTTGATAATTAATGTTGAATTGTCTACTGTAACTGAAATATTATCCTTAGAAAATCCAGCAACTGCTAATGATAGTTTAAAATTATCATCATCAACCTTTACTAGATCATATGGTGGATAAGATACTTGGCGAGAAGCCAACTGTACATTACTTAGACGCTCCATCTCACGATTGAAGCCAATAAAAAAAGGATCTTTGAATAGATCCCATGCAAATGAACTTACCATTTTATTCTCCTTTTCAGCGAGTTCTATTTATGTACCCCCGATTGGCAGGTACTTGTCTATTATACCAGAGCCTTCTGTCAGGATTGAACTGACGACCTTCCGCTTACAAGGCGGATGCTCTACCACTGAGCTAAGAAGGCAGCGATCCATATCAGACTTGAACTGACGACCTCTACCGTGACAGGGTAGCGCTCTAACCAACTGAGCTAATGGACCTCGCTGGTCTGGTAGGACTCGGACCTACGACCTAGGAGTTAACAGCTCCCCGCTCTGCCAACTGAGCTACAGACCAATTTTATTTATCCTAAAACATTTACAAATTTATTTGACAATGATTTTAGATAATCATATGTTGAACTAAAACTACCTTTATAGTTCTTTGTCCAATATGCTGCTAATGCAGCAGTTGCATCAGAGGTACCCATGGATCTTCCAATAGATAGGTCATATGTACCAAATGTATAGAAATCTACATCTGCACTTCTATTTGCATAATTTTCAAAATTACCATCAGTATTTACAGAACTTACTGCAATTGCAGCAGGTATACAAGCAGGATATGAAATGCGATCATACCTATATGTTGAATTAATATTCATGCCATTACCAGAAGCAAAAAATGTTCCTATTCCAGCATTCTGTAATGCGGTAATTGTACGAACAAATACTGCATCAGTTCTACAATATCTAGATGAGTTACTTTCATTTTGTTCTGTTAATGATACAGATGTTGCAACAATATTAAACTTAGTTCTATTTGCAAGAACCCAATCCATTGCTTGTTTTACTGTACTATTAATATTAGTTGCTGCTGGCATTGTTCTAGTGCCAGTTTTATCAGAAGAAAACACCCTGATAAAAACAATCTTTGCATTTGGATTAACTCTTTTAGCAACTAATGCCATTTTTGTTCCGTGTTCAAATCCACCAGACGCTGGCATATATGCTGCTCCTGTGCCCTCCATAAAAGATTGTTTATTTGGACAACGCTTTTCTTCTAAAATACATACTTCATAATCTACTTTTACAATTGATGTATCTATAGCAGTATCAATAATCGCAATTGATGGATCTTGATTTGCTGAAACTGCAGGCAAAAATGCAGCAGTAAATAGAACTACTAGTAACCCCACTACCTTTTTCATTATTCTCCTATATCATTATTCTTATTACGTGTTGGCATGGGTCGCCTCCTGCTTCCCATTCTTCCAATTCTTCTTCACTCATATATTCCATACCGCCATCATGTATAGCACAATATGGACCTGTTACCCAGCCTCTATCAATACCGTTTTCAAGCCAGATGCCAAACTCTTGCTCCTCTGGAGACAAGTCTTCCTCATTTATATGATTCATATATATATTGTATACTTACTTGCTTAAAAAGTCAACTGGATATAAGCAATGCGGACTAAACATAATTGCAGCATCAATGGCTGATAACAACCTACGCTTTGGATCTTTATAGTTTTGGGTGGCATGTAAAGAACCCAAAGCGTAAGTCGCACCTGATCCTATGGCATGAAAGTTCGTGTCATAGGAAATCATTGTTAGAGTTGCTGCTTCATGTTCATATATTTTACCTCTAACACAAATAATTAAATTAAAATCTGATTCTTTTTCTG